ACAATAGATCTATCGCAATTGAATGTTGAAGAAAAAGAAGGACACACTAATAAAATAGAGTTGTTTGGAACAGTAGGTGTTGTTATGAGATACCCAAATATTGATGATATCAAAAAGCTGCAGGGTGGAGTAACAGCTGAGGATACATTTAAATTAGTAGCGTCTTCAATTGATTACATTTATGACTCTGACCAAGTGTATTATTCAAAAGATCAAACTGAAACTGAGTTAATGGATTTTATTAACAATCTGACTTCTGAACAGTTCAGTAAAATACAAAGTTTCTTTGATACAATGCCAAAGCTGTCCCACACTATTAATTATAATTGTCCTGTTTGTAATAAAGCGCATACCGTCCACTTGGAGGGAATGCAAAGTTTTTTTTAATAAACCTTTGTCATGACAGCTTGGTGAATCATTATAAAATGAATTTTGCCTTGATGCAGTACCACAAATATGCTTTATCAGATATTGATAACATGTTACCGTTCGAGCGAGAGGTCTATGTCTTTATGTTAAAAGAATACTTAGAAGAAGAAAAGAAACGACTAGAGAGCAAATAAATGGAACTCGTACTACAAAAACAATCTAACCAGCTGGCGGAATCAGGCAGCAAACCAATCGGATCCTCTGGTATCGGAGGTGGTGGATCAGGTGCAGCTGGTGGAATGGGTAACTTGGCGCAGGAACTAATTGGTTCTTTACAAGATTTAACATCTGGTGTGAAGAAGTTAATTACTGCTGTTCAATTTAACACTAGAGCGATTGGTAGTATACCATCCGCTAGTAGTGGTGGTGCTGCTTCGGGTGGCAAAGGTTTAGAAACGGAAGTTGAAGGTAATAGATCTAGAGATGCCCAAACTGCATTATTAATTAAGATCGAAGAAAACACTCGTGGCATGGGTGGTAAAGATAGTAAAAAAGATAAGAAAAAAGATGAAGGGTGGTCGTTTTTAGATTACATTAAAGGGTTTGGTTTAGCATTGGCTGCAACTCTTGGTGCTATCGCAGGTATGATAGCTGGACAGCTTAAAACAATGAAATTTTTCTTTGATAAAATTGTGGATTCTATTAGATGGGTAAGTAAAACTATCTTAAGGTTTGCTACATATATTGATGATCTATTCGGTGGTGTAGTACAGAAAAAATTACAACAGATATCAACCTTTGTTGATGACTTAGTTACTGGATTACGACAACGAATTGGTAATGTAGGAAAATCTATTGCAAGTTTCTTTGAAGACTCTGGTAAACAATTTAAAAAGATGTTTAGTTTCTTAGAAGAATCAGATATCGGCAAAAAATTAAAAAGTGCAGTAAATTCTGTTCAAGATACCTTTAGTAAATTTAGTACAGCTATTGCAGAAAGTGATGCTCTTAAAAAATTAAAATCTATTGGCACAGCAATACAAGAAACCTTAATGGGTCTCTGGAACTCAATTAAGGGTGTGTTCTCAGGATTAAGTTCAGAAGGCACAATAGGAAAAATATTCAAATCAATCGGTACATTCTTTACTGATGTTGGTGCTTACTTTAGTAAAATATCTGGAGTGTTTAGTGCAGTGTTCAAAGCATTCACCAAAATATTCTTTTTTGTTGGTATCATTATGGGTATATTTGATACTGTTAAAGGTGCTATAGATGGATTTGAAAAAGATGGTCTTCTTGGTGGTATCAAAGGTGCGATAACTGGTTTAATAAATGGTGTGTTCAATTCCTTCTTTGATCTAATTAAAGATTTAGCATCTTGGCTATTGGGCAAATTAGGATTTAAAGAAGCAGCTGCATTTTTAGATTCGTTTTCATTCCAAGATCTATTCACAAAATTGGTGGATAAAGTTTTCGATGTTATTTTAAACCCAATAAAGTACATCACAGACGCATTTGATAAACTAGATCTACAAGCACTAATATTCGAGCCGATGTCAAAGGCATGGACATTTTTAAATGATTCATTGGGTGGTATACCACAGAAGATTGTTGATAACATTAAATTATACATCATGGATCCATTGGCTAATGCCTTTGCTCCAGTTGTTGATATGTTTAAAGATATGGCATCAAAGGTAATCGGATTCTTTAGTGAGTTTAAGATTCCTGGAGTAGATGTTACTATTCCATTAGTTAATAAAACATTTGGAATTGGACCATGGTATCCATTTAAGAGTAATTCAAAATCTGATGCACCTGCGGCAGCACCTGCACCTGCGGCAGCACCTGCTCCACAGGGTACTAGCGCAGGAACACCACAAGCAGCAAATACTTCAAGAGTAGAGTTCGCTAAAACTGATCCTAGATTAACAACTAATCAACCAGCTGATGCCTCCAATGTGACTGATANATCTGCAAGAAATGCTGATGCAGCAGTAGCAAGAACTAATGGAGGTGGTGCNAGTAATACAGTTATTGCACCTAGTGTGAGTAATGTGTCGCATAAGACTGAGTTAATTAGACCATCTGTTAGAAATCAAGACTCTTCGGTGAGTAACTGGTTACGAAGAGACCTATCCTTCTAAAACAAAAAAGGGATCCAATAGGATCCCTTTCTCTTTTCTACTCTAAAGATTAATCTTCTTTAGCAATCTTCTCAAAGTAAGACATAACATCATCATCATCTTCTTCCATTGCCTTAGGTGTTGGCGCAGGTTTAGAAGCAATCTTTGGTGCTTGTGCTACTGGACGATCTTCTTGTTCAGCGATCTCTGCAGCAGACTTGCTAGCAAAAGAATCACCAGACAAAACCTCATTTAGTTTCTTCTTCAACTCATCATAAGACTTGAAGTTCTTACGATCAGTAAACTCAGACAACTTGACTTGAGCAGAAGCGATCTTAACGATTGTTTCGTCATCACCAATTACTGCTGGTTCCATAAATGCAGACTCATCATAGTTTGCGTAACCATCTTTCTTACGCATACGAAGTTTGAAGTTTGCACCTTCCCAGAAGTCGAAGACATTGACTGGCTTCTCATCTTCAAAGGTTGGACGAGCCTTGTCCATAATCTTATCAAAGATTTTCTTACCAAACTTCCACAAGAATACTTTACCTTCATTCTCAGGATGCTTAGGATCAGACACAACCAAAACATTGGCAGTGAAACTTAGGCGACGCTTTTGTTTACGAGCGATCTCTTTGTTTGCTTCAGAACCAGAGTTCCAAAGAGTGGTGTTCAATTCACCGACTGGATCGTTTTCACCAAGAGTTGTTAGTGAGTTTTCGATATACCATTTTCCAGTTGGACCTTGGAAGCCATGTGAAAAGATTCGAACCCATGGGAGTTCATCACCTTCTACACGAGGTAGGAATCGTAGTGTTGCTGTTCCGTTGCCAGCCTTGTCACCTTCGAGTCGCCAAAAGCGATCGTCTGTAAAAGACTTTTGTTCGGATTGAGGGTTTGCGACTTTTTCGAATGCATTTGAGATTGCACCAAAGTCAGAGTTGCGCATTTTGCGTAGAGATTGAATATCCATCGTATTTCCTTTGTATTAAAAGTATTAATTTGTATTATCGTTTTGTATATGTTGAATCTGAATATCATCACTAATCTCAATCTCATCGTCAAATGAGTCATCATCTAAATCATAGTCTTCATCAACATAACTATTTAGCGTTTTCATACTACCACGCCCAGATCGCAAACTGGACTCATCGTCATACCTATTTCTCTTCGGTAGTTTCTTATAGGTCTTTCCCATGTTCTTTACTTCTTCACTCTTTAAGTTCTTCTTTGAACGCATCAAAGATTCTGTTAATCTTAATCTTATCGTATTTCACGAATCCAGTCAACTTTTTTATTCTTCTTATTTCGTTATCCCATATGTATTTTACAGATGCATTTTGATTCCATTCATCGATAATATCAGTACAGTCATCTATGATCTTTAGAGTTTCTATTGTAATCTTACCACCAATAAACATTTTTAGTATAATAGGATATTCATCCTGATTAAAATTAAAAAGCGACTGGTTATTCAATTTGTTNACTTCAATATATGTTAGCAATATAGCCAAATCATCTACAAATACTTTTGTTATACTTTGTTTTCTTTTATTCCAAAGTAAGAAGTTATCTTCTGCTTCTCGCCCTGCATATATTGCAGTATCATTTCCATATGCAAAATTAGAAACAAAAAACTGTATGATCTCTTTATCATCAGAATANTTGTTTGCNAATTTTTCAAATATGTATCTATCATTACGAGCATTAAATGCTTCACGAGTGCCACGNACATTACCTCTGTTTTCAAAAACATTGAACTTGTCTGTGGTAAAGTGTAGTTTAATTGCTAAGTAATAACGATATGCTTTATATCCATCCATTATACATCTAGTTGTGCTTGTTTAGGTAAGTAGTTTAATTCACGAAAATTCATTTCGACTTTATCTTTGAGCGACTTGTTAACTAACTTAGCGATATCTTGGGGTTCAAGATAATTCTCTTCACAATACTCAAGAATAGCATCCATATAGTTTATCTTTTTATCTTGGACCATTTGTTCAATATACAAAGAAAACTCATTAGATGTTTTAAACATGTCGTTCTTTAGATATCCAATATTCGGTGTTTCTAATTTCTTGACTGAGACTTTCGTATTCATTTAATTTAACTTTATAAAGTTTCCAGATTGGAGTATCTGGTTTACTAGGATCCATTTTACCACCAAACTTATCTAAGAATAAAGAAAAGAATTTATCCATTTTCATTTTCTCTAAAACAAGGTTGGACTTTTTATCATATAAGGTAGCGTTCATGTTATCACTCTTCGTTAAAATCTTCATTGGTGCTTCTGTATCGATCTAAATTAATACTAGCTGTTTTGAAATAGTAAGACAAATCTTTTAATTCTTTAGCAATTTTTTGCACTTCTGCTTTTTTCGAATCAATAATATCTAATAGAATTTTTCTTGAAGCAACCACTTCTTCATGATCAGTTTCTTCAGATGTATGGTTTTCATCATAATCTAAAATAGAAGAATTCTTTGCTGTAATATTAGAGATAAATTGCTCAAGTCTTTGCTTTGCCAAATTTAATGCATCAAAGTGCTGTACCTTTTGTCTGATTTTCATATCTTTCCTTATGTTAACAAGTTGAATAGATTACTCTATTATACTCTATTTATTATTGCAAGACAAATTAATCATACTGCCACCATAGAATGCAACATCCATAATTAGTGCATCATTCTCATTTCGCAAGTTCTCAATCTGTGCTTTCATACATTGCAGTTCTTCATGATATCGTTTACGAAGAATTTCAATCTCTGATTCTTTCTCAGAACATCTTACACAAAATTCACTCATTTCAATCCCCTAATGTGATCAATTACCAGTTTTGCATCTTTATATCCAGATGATTGTACTGCTTGCTCCAAATAATCAGTTGCCATATATGAAAGTTTAACTAGTTCATCTAGTGCATTCTCAAGTTCATCATAAACATGTTCCCATGTTCCATCTTTGCGCAGTCTAATTTTCATAATGTATTTCATTAACCTCTCCTCATAGTTGCAATATCTCTTGCTTCTTGATCAGAAAAGACTGGAACTGCATTAGACTTATGCATGGTGCCAATACCTTTGATCTTATCGCCAGTGTAAACTGGATTTGGTTTCAGTGGACATGCACCACCAGTAAATGGAAGACTCGGATGCTTAGGTGTCTCACGACAAGCAGGTGTTCCGAGCGAGTATACATCACTGAGGGATTGCTTTGGTGTCACAATCTTCTTTGTGTTATACTTCTTTAGCATGGCTTCCCACGATGCATTCAACTCTCGTTGTTTTGCAGTAGGTTTCTTTTTCTTAGATTTTCCAAGGGATGTATGTAGCATTTGCATAACATAATTATACCCTAATTCTGAATTAAAGACAACCCCCTAGAACACATGTATCCTAGAGGGTTGAATAGTAAGCAACTACTTACTTAGAGGGTTTTGGAGTGGAAACCCCTTGTTGATGAGAAGCTGCATAAGCTACACAAACCACATCTGACTGGTTTGCATAGGCACAACGAACTGCAACAGGATCAATTCCCTTTACAATCGCTGATTCTACATTTCTCTCTACAGACTT